ATCGTTAAGATGTCTAACATGGAGGCTGAAATCTTGGCAAACAAAGACACCCAAGCTAATCAAGTTGAGCACTTGTAAAAATGCTCACCTAATTAAATAACGCCTGAGGAGGTAGAGTAGTGCAACAACATAAACACGCAAAACTAATTCACCAGTGGGCCGAAGGTTATAAAATTCAGAAGTTAGCAGTACTATGCTGTGATACTAAAGTGAAACACTGGGAGGACATGGGAGATACTGCACCTATGTGGTTCGAANAAGATGAATACAGAGTTAAACCACTTGAGAAGTAAACATGGAAGTTAACTTTGGTACNAAAGACAAACCTCATTGGCGATATGTTCAGCATGTCATGAAAGGNTGTAANCTACCAACAAGGGAAGCTTCTAAAACTAAATAGGTTCTCCGAACCTTTTTGCAACAATTTGAACTGAGGAAAAATTTAATGNGCTTTAAATATACAAACAACAGTAATGTTAGTTTGCCACTAGCTGTGTGGNTAATGTACGATGACTATGACTACGATGGAAGGACTAATGTAATTAGTGCCACATCTCTGCTAAAACCAACTAGAGCTCTTGTACTTAAAGCACAAAGCGGAGATTTAGAAAGTGAAGTAGACCTCGCAGACTTAGTAGCTGCCAGAATGGGATCAGCTATACACGCTAGTGCAGAGAATGCATGGCTAGAACGTGGAAACGTATCTAAAGCTCTGCGCGCTATGCGCATTTCTAATATGGATAAGATATTTATTATCAATCCTGACAGACCTGTTAAGGACTCAGAGATAGCAGTGTACATAGAACAACGTCATGAAACAACAGTAGGTGATTACATCATCTCTGGAAAGTATGACCTTGTATTAGATGGAACTATCTCAGATTATAAAAGTACATCTGTATGGACATACATCTATGACTCTAACGCTTTAAAATACACCCAACAGGGAAGTATCTATAAGTGGTTAGCACCTGACAGAATTACAGAAAATACAATCGATATTCAATTTATATTCACAGACTGGTCGGGTGCACAAGCTAGACGTGACCCTCAGTACCCACAATCGAGAGTAATCACTAAGTCTTATCCTTTATGGCCAGTAGAACAGACAGATCACTACATTAAAACTAAATTAAAGGACATCAATAGTCTTTTAGATAAGTCTCAAGAGGAATTGCCTCTATGCACTTCCGAAGAGTTATGGGAGTCTCAAACTAAATACAAGTATTTCAAAAAACCTAGTGCTATTAGAGCAACTAAGAATTTTGATAGTCTAGAAGAAGCTAATAGACGATTAGCTGATGATGGAATGGTAGGAGTAATTAAAACAGTACGCGGCGAAGCTAAAGCTTGCCGCTACTGTGAGGTTGCTGGAATATGTAAACAAGCCCAGATGCTGGAAGCATCTGGACGATTAACGTTATAAAGGAGAAGATATGAAATTAATTAAACAATTAAGTATGCTGTTAGAATCAGCACAAGAGTATTTAAATACTTTAATTACACAAGATAAAGTGGTAGTTGTAGAGCCTAAAAAGATACAACGCAAGAAAGGAGACTATACTCCCTTAACTACAGAACAGCTGTTGCATTTACAAGATGTATACACAAACAAAAAAGAAGGCATTTCAGGGTATTCCACCCTTGCAGATTATGCTAATGAAGTATTCAACCTGAATAAGACTCATGCAGCTTACTATAAAGCTTTAGTTAAATTCGAAAAAACACTACACGATAAATAAAGGATACTTTATGTCTAATTACTTTAAACTTTCTGAAGATATTGTAGAGATTCTGATTGCTAAAACACAATCGCCTAACAAACATTTCTTTAGAATACTTACTGCGTACTATTTAAGTAAGGTTGCATCTATGATGCGAACAAACATCGAAACACAAGACAGAGGAGTAATTCCGGTTAACTCTTACGCGCTTAATCTAATGCCATCTGGCACAGGTAAAGGTCACTCAACTAATATTATCGAAGAATTAGTTATCAACGAATTCAAACGTAATTTCCTAGATAATGTATTCCCTAATAGGGCTGCCCTAAACATAGGCAAACTAGCTAGAGCTGAAGCTATTAAGTCTGGTGAAGACGAAGATGCTTGCAGAGAAAAACTACAAAAAGAGTTTGATAGTGCAGGTGAATTACTATTTAGTTTTGACTCAGGTACTGCACCTGCAACAAAACAAATGCGCCATAAGTTATTACTAGCTGAAGCAGGCTCTATGAATTTAGAGATGGATGAAGTAGGAAGTAATTTACAAGGCAACTTCGAAATGCTTAATACCTTCTTAGAATTATATGATGTAGGTAAAGTAAAACAAAAACTTATTAAAAGTACTTCTGAAAATAAGCGAAACACAGATTTAGATGGGAAAACTCCAACTAATATGATGCTGTTTGGCACACCTACTAAATTATTAGATGGTGGCAAGGTTGAAGAAGACTTCAAACAGATGCTCGAGACAGGCTACGCTAGAAGACTTATATTTGGTTATGAACAACATAGTACCACTTTAACAAAACTAACGCCAGAAGAGCAATTTGATAAGCTTATAGACCCTAATCAAGATGTAATCATCAAGAACATTAGTGAACACATAGGTAAATTAGCTAATTTAGCTAAATTCAACACATTACTACAGATCAACAGAGAAAACACAATCTTATTATTAACTTATAAGACAGTATGTGAAGAGAAGGCATTCTCTCTTAAAGCCCACCAAGAAGTGGCAAAAGCTGAATTAGCTCATAGATACTACAAAGCGTTGAAGCTAGCAGGAGCATATGCATTCGCAGATGGTTCAGTTACTATTGAGCAAAATCACTTAGAAGCTGCTATTAAATTAATCGAAGATTCAGGTGAGCACTTTAATCGCATCATGACAAAGAAAGGTGCGTATATACGTTTAGCTGAATACATTGCTGACGTAGGCACTGAAATAACCCAAGTAGATTTGGTTGAAGAACTGCCTTTCTATAAAGGGTCAGAGTCACAAAAGAAAGACTTAATGAACCTAGCTATTGCTTATGGGTATAAAAATAATATTATTATTCGGAAGTCTGAAACAGACGGTATTGACTTCTTCTCAGGAGAGGCCTTAAAGAAGACTGACCTAAATAAAGTACATGTGGCATACAGTGACCATATGACTGAAGGATACCGTCCAGATACTACTAAATTCACCAAACTGCACCAAATGGTGAGTGCGACAGGATTTCACTATACTGCCCACGCGTATACAGATGGACACCGTAAAGGTGAGAATGCAATTCCAGGATTTGATTTAGTAATCTTAGATTTAGATGGAACTGTCCAGATGGAAACAGCAGCGCTACTACTAGAGAAGTACACATACATGTTTGCTACTACTAAAAGGCATACTGAATCTAAAAATAGATTTAGAATTATCTTACCTCTAAGTCATCACCTAAAATTAAACTCACAGGACTATAGCGCGTTTATGAGTAATGTATTTACGTGGCTTCCTTTTGATGTAGATAGTCAAACTAAAGATATTGCGCGTAAATGGTTATCCCACGCTGGGAACTATTCATATAATGATGGGAAATTATTAGATGCAACTCTATTTATCCCTCAGACTAAGAAAGCTAGTGAATACGCTAAATCTGTAGTTGACGCAGGAGCCATATCTAACCTAGAGAGGTGGTTCCTAGCTAATACCGAAATAGGCAATCGCCAAAGTATGATGTATCGCCTAGGGTGTGTATACATCGAAATAGGAGCTGATATGAGTGAGCTAGATAGTTTAATGGCTGCATTCAATAACAAGCTAAAAGTACCACTACCTGAAAACGAATTGCGTACACAAGTTAACGCAGCATTACAATCTAAACTAAAACACAAAGGAAACTAACATGAATGATAATCTAGTATTAGTCTGTGGGAAATCCGCAGCAGGTAAATCTGCAAGTTTGCAGAATATCAAAGACCCAGAAGGCGTATTGTATTTAAATTGTGAAAACAATAAAAAATTACCCTTTAAATCTAAATTTATACAGTACACCATTACTGATCCTGACCATGTACCTATGATTATATCTACAGTAGAGTCTGAAGAAGAAATCACGATTGGAGACACTCAGTATGAGACTGCAAAGATACACACAATTGTTATCGACAGTCTCACATATCTAATGGATATGTATGAAAGCACTAAAGTGATTAACTCATCTAACACTATGCAGGCATGGGGAGCATATGCTCAATTCATGAAGAATATGATGGCCCAAGACGTAGCTAAGTCAACACGTAATATAATTTTCTTAGCTCATACATCAGATGTATACAACGAATCTGAGATGGTCAATGAGACACTAGTTAAAGTTAAAGGTTCTCTGATGAACCAAGGTATTGAAAGCTTTTTCTCTACAGTGATTAGCTGTAAGAAGATGCCTCTATCTAAACTAAAACTAGCAGATTCTTCTATGTATTCTGTTAATGATGATGAAGAAATGTTAGGATTTAAGTATGTATATCAGGCACGACTAACTAAAGATACTGTTAATGAACGCATGCGTAGCCCAGTTGGTATGTGGACGATTAAAGAAACTTTCATTGATAACAATATTCAACATGTACTTGATAGACTACATAATTATTACGATGCCTAGAGCTTTAAACAAAAGCCAGAAGCAAATTCTGAATAGATACAACTACTGTCAGCACGAAAACGAGCTACCAGTAGATGCGCTTAAACAAGTTATCGAATTAAATAACTATGACGAAGTGTACATGGATGTAACAAGGTATTTATATGATACTTATGTACAACTAAATGGTACACCATTCAGGGAATACCCGTGAAGGGGTGTAGGTGTTTCTGCGTTGCGCACGGTTTAACCTTTAGCGGGAGGGCTATAAACTAAACCAATTGCCGAGTCATTTTTCGGTAGTTTTTACGACTCTATAACTAAAAGCTACCACCTAATTTATGGAGGAGATATGAGTACAAAATTAATGTTATTAAAAGACTTAGTAGAAAAGTCATGTAAGAATACCCCTAAGCTAAAGTGTGAACTTATAGCTGTAGTGGGTAAAGATGGTCACAGGATTGAATTTCCTGCTGACATTGAAGTAGTAATCAAATGTGAGAGCAAATAATGAAACAATTAGCTAAAACAAATAAATATAAAGTTAAAAAGCAAATATTCTTTAACTGGTATTTTAAAAATCAATCTAAAGAGCAAATATCAGCATTCTTGTCACCTTACCTATTAAACATAGCTAAGAAAGATGCAAAGTTTTCAATTAATGACTTACTTAAAGCAGCAGATTCAATACCATCTACTCTAATTGATGGTGAATGGTTAGGCACACCTAATGCTCTAATTAAACATACAAAAATTCAGTTGATTAAATAATTATGAAAAAACAAGCATTAGAAAACATTGCTCAAATTTGGCGTAAAAAACAAATACTTGATAATGAAATTAATAGCGTACTTGGGGGGTATAACTTAACGAGCACAGCTAAAGATATATATGTGTATATTGCAGCTGAAAAAGCTTGTATTGCTCACATAGTACATCATAGCTATTTTAAAAATAAATCATTTTCAACCATTAAACGTGCAGTTTTAGAGCTGAAACAAAATAATCTAATTACATCAATACAAGATTCATTTGACCAACGTGTTATGTGGTTAGTAATAAATGAGGATAAATAATGGATGCATTTGAATTATTACTAGGCTTAGGTATTCTATACCAAGCATTGTTACTATATATGTACTTAGGGGACTAATTATGGCAGCTAATACTAATAGAGTAGTCACACAATACACACTATCAGATGGTTCTTCTATAACAGCTATGCAGCTAGCAGACAAGGTAGGTATATCTACATCAGCTGCTAGATATAGATTATCTAAGTCAGCAAATGTGGATAAGCTTTTTAAAAACAAAAATCATCTGTCACCTAACAAAGGTAAATACAAAATATACCACTTAGATGATGGCACAACGTGGACAGTAAAAGAATTAGTTTCTGAATTAGGAGTATCTCTATCATGTGCTAGTAATAGACTATGTTCTAGTAGTAAAGCTGCGTATGTACTACAACCTAAGCGGATATTTGATAGTCCTTTAAAGGCTAAAATAACAAAAAGGGTACAGAACAGTATGTTCTTTGACCCACTAGGTCACTGGGCGTTAATTAATAAAAATTTATAAATTCCTAACCTAATCGTAGTTTTTATTACCTTTTGTAAACAAGGTTTCAAGTAGTTGATTAGGTTAGTGTGTTATGTTGCTACTTGAATGGGTTTACCTTAGCGTATAGGAGGATAGTGGCTAAGCATGTAACAACACCTTCAATGTAGATTAATCCCTGTTTCGTGTTTTGTAACTTTTGTACATGAACTCCTTGATTAAGTCTGCATCGGTTAAGCTACGCAACAGTTAGTCCTCTGATTACAGTCAGAGGCAACAGATTAAATAACAGGGGATAACATGAGCAACTTGCCAGAATTACCAGAGGAATACTGGGACAAAGTAGCTAGACACTCAAAGATATTAAACAAACTACGTAAACTTAAACAGGAAGAAGACAATGCAAAGCAAATTCTGTTGGCCAGACGGTCAAGGTAAGCAGTACTGTATTAGTGCTGACCAAATGTTTAACGAAGATGTTGGTATTTATCTTGCAGATGTATGGGAAGAAGAGTATCCTATCACATATTGTAAAACAAAATTAAAACTTCTTGAGGAAAATCTAAACGATGAAAGTAACGTTTCATGTACAACCAGTACCGGCAAGTAGGCCTTGTGTATCAAGGTTTTCAACCTATTATAAAGGCCCCTATAAAAAATACATGGATGCTATGAAAATAGCTGTTAGTGATATACATGTTGTACCTATTGAAGGTAACGTATACGCTAAAGTAGACTTCTTTGTGCCAATGGCACCTTCATGGCTTAAGTCTAAAAAAGAGGAGAAACTGGG